ATACTGAAGAATATGTGGACACGGGTTCGTACATTTTTAACGGACTTGTTTCAGGGTCTATATTTGGTGGTGTATCTAGGAATAAGATTACTGCCATTGCTGGCGAGTCTAGCACTGGAAAAACTTTCTTCAGCCTCGCTGTCGTTAAAAATTTCCTTGACAGCAATCCTGATGGTTATTGTCTCTATTTTGACACTGAAGCAGCAGTTAATAAACCTCTTCTTGAGAGCAGGGGATTACCTCTCGATCGCGTAGTCGTGGTGAATGTAGTTACTGTTGAGGAGTTCCGTAGCAAGGCACTTAAGGCAGTAGACATTTACTTAAAAAAACCTGAAGACGAGCGCAAACCTTGCATGTTTGTGTTAGACTCTCTTGGTATGCTTTCCACAGAGAAGGAGATCACCGACGCACTCAACGAAAAGCAAGTTCGTGATATGACTAAATCACAACTTATTAAAGGTGCGTTCAGGATGTTGACACTTAAACTGGGGCAGGCTAACATTCCTATGATTGTTACCAACCACACCTACGATGTCATTGGCGCTTATGTTCCTACAAAAGAGATGGGAGGCGGTTCTGGTCTTAAGTATGCTGCTTCTACTATCATCCATCTCTCAAAGAAAAAAGAAAAAGATGGAACAGAAATCGTTGGAAATCTTATCAAGGCAAAGACTGCTAAGTCTCGTTTGAGTAAAGAAAATCAAGATGTCACCGTTCGTCTTTATTATGATGAGCGTGGTCTTGATCGATATTATGGTTTACTTGAGTTGGGTGAAGCAGCTGGAATGTGGAAGAACGTTGCAGGACGTTATGAAATAGATGGCAAGAAAGTTTATGCTAAGGCAATTCTAAAAGACCCCGATACTTATTTTACCCCTGAAGTAATGCAGCAACTTGATGCTGCCGCGAAACAGATTTATTCTTATGGAGCGAATTGAGACCACAATTCTCAGAAACTTAATATACAATGAAGAATATTCGAGAAAGGTTATTCCTTTCATAGAACCAGATTACTTTGAGCAAAGAACTGAAAAGATTATCTTTCAGGAAATCACTGAGTTCATTGTAAAATACGGTGCTTCTATTACTACAGAAGCACTGGCAATCGAAATGGAGAATCGGACAGATCTCTCCGAAACGGAGGTTAAAGAATCTCGCGAACTTACTTCTACTCTTGATGACTCTCCTGTAGATCATCAATGGTTGCTTGATACCACTGAAAAGTGGTGTCGTGATCGTGCCATTTATTTGGCACTGATGGAATCCATTGGCATTGCTGATGGGCAGGATGAAAAGAAGAACCGTGATGCCATTCCTTCTATTTTGTCGGATGCACTTGCGGTTTCTTTTGATAATCATATTGGACACAACTACCTAGAAGATTATAAAGAACGATATGAGTCGTATCACAAGAAAGAAGATCGTATTCCCTTTGATCTTGAGTATTTCAACAAGATTACGAAAGGTGGTCTTCCTAACAAGACTCTTAATGTCGCTCTTGCTGGGACAGGTGTTGGTAAGTCTCTTTTCATGTGTCATATGGCTAGCTCCGTTTTGCTTAACGGACGTAACGTGCTTTACATTACAATGGAGATGGCAGAGGAGAAAATTGCTGAACGTATTGATGCAAACCTTCTGAATGTGCCGATTCAAGACCTGGTAGATCTTCCTAGAACTTCATTTGAAAACAAAGTAACCAATATCAGTAAGAAAACTCAGGGTCAACTTATAATTAAAGAGTATCCCACTGCCAGTGCTCATAGTGGACACTTTAAGGCACTTCTTAATGAACTTGCACTTAAGAAGTCTTTTAAACCTGATATCATATTTGTGGATTATCTCAATATTTGTGCCTCGTCACGTTACAAGGGATCTGCCAATATTAATTCCTATACTCTTGTTAAGTCGATTGCAGAGGAACTTAGAGGATTGGCTGTCGAAGCCGAGGTCCCTATCGTATCTGCCACCCAGACCACTCGTTCTGGTTATGGTAGCTCTGATGTTGACCTTACTGATACTAGTGAATCCTTTGGTCTCCCTGCTACTGCTGATCTTATGTTTGCCCTTATTTCGACGGAAGAGTTGGAACAGTTGGGACAGATTATGGTGAAGCAACTAAAGAATCGTTATAACGATCTTTCTGTCTTTAAGAGATTTATTGTTGGTATTGATCGTGCCAAGATGAGACTGTATGATTGTGAGCAAACAGCACAGGATAATATTATGGACTCTGGGCAAGATGAGCAGTATGAACCCGAAGAACGAAAACCAAAGAAATCATTTGATGGGTTTAATTTCTAATGTTTGAGATCAGAGAATCATATGATGTTCGGGTGGATCATGTGTATGATTCGCCCATTTACATTATTGATGATTTCTATCAGGATCCTGATTCTATTGTTCGATATTTAATGTCTCAAGATGCTCCTCTGTGGAAGATGGAAGAAGAATTTCAACCATCTCATAATGGAATATATTTTGAGGATAGGAAACATCAAATAGAAAGTTCAGAGATTGCACCAGCATATTATTTTTTGCAATCAATCTGCAAGCAAAAAATTGATTGTTTGGGTGACATTGATACTAATGTAACTCGTTTTAAAAAGCACGAGTTTAATGATTATCAATATCATTATTGGTCTCCACACACCGATGATGGATACACCGCGATTGTTTATCTGAATAAAGACGATACTGAATCTGGAACTAATCTTTATGAAAGTTTGGATCCAGAAAATGAACCAGTAGATGAGTATTCAGAGCATTACTATCCGTGGAGACCTAAAGATAAATATCGTCTTCTGAAGACGATAGAACCAAAATACAATAGAATGGTTATGTACGATGGGTATCGTTTTCTGCATGGTGCAAACATCTGCAACGACCGTTATTTTGGTGAAGAGTATAGGTTAAATCAAGTTTATTTCTTCGAACAGACCTATTGACAAAACTGGCAAAATGCCCTATTATTCATAAGTGGTAACAAGTATTATGGAAAACAAAAAGCAAGTAGATTTTGAGCGATATCAGAAGTTTGTAGATGCCGTTACTAGCGATGCATCCACTGACTTCGTTGCACTTTCTGATCGTATGGTAGAACTAGACGAGAAGGGTGCAAACATTGAGCGTCTTCTAACCGCTGGCGTTGGCATCAATGCTGAAGGTGGTGAGTTTCTTGAGATCATCAAGAAAGTTATTTTCCAGGGCAAACCTTGGAATGAAGATAATCGTGAACATCTCATTATCGAACTTGGTGATTTGATGTGGTATGTTGCTCAAGCATGTATGGCGCTTGGAGTTTCTATTGATGAAGTCGTTGGTACTAATGTCAAGAAACTTGAAAAACGGTATCCTGGTGGGCAGTTTGATGTATACTATTCAGAGAACCGCGCAGAGGACGACCGATGAGTGAAATTACTGTTACTCTAGGACTGAGGCAAGCAGCAGCAGTCCGCGAAGCACTCTTTCGTTCTACGGCACAAGATAGTTATGAGTTCCCCTCACAACGAACCGTAGAAATTAGAGAAGCAATTATTATTCTTGATGAAAAAATTGAGGAAAGTTTGAGTGAAGAGACTGATTCGTAAATATGCGAAACTGTTAAAGAAAATTCCAGAAAGGCACTATTGGCCAATCTTTGTTTTCTTATCTCTTTACTTCATCGTTCCGATGAGTGAAATTACTGTAACTCTGGCAGCAATTCTTTACTTTAAGTTTGAGAAAAGAATTGCTCCTGTTGTTCAGAATCTAACTAAACGTCTTCCTGATTGGTTGCGTTATGGTGGTAGTGTTATCTTTTTTCTTGTGATGATTGATGATACTTTATTCTATTTTGCTCTGATTGCTCTTGCTTTCTGGAGTTCTAGACAAGTTAAAAAACTTGAGGAAACTAATGCTGACAATAGTTAATCACTTGACAGCATTCTGGTCGGTTGTTGTGATGAATTGCATCCAACCCACAAACTGGCAGTATTGCTATCGGGTTGACCAGTGGTTAATTCCAGAACTTCATGAAGGATGGAAAGTGTACACAGGTGAGGTAGTTCCCTATCAAACTGAAAAGGACTACCTCAAATCAATAGAAAAATAAGGAAAGGTGGTCGAGTGGTTGATGGCTCTGGTCTTGAAAACCAGCGATGTGAGAGCATCCGTGGGTTCGAATCCCACCCTTTCCGCTCTCGGGGTTATAGCTCAATTGGTAGAGCACCTGCTTTGCACGCAGGGGGTTAGGGGTTCGAGTCCCCTTAACTCCACTTTGCTCATGTGGCGGAATTGGTAGACGCGCTGGGTTTAGGTTCCAGTGGATTTATCCGTGGAGGTTCAAGTCCTCTCATGAGCACTAAATAAAAATAAAACTGAAAATGGCACAATCTTTAGATCCTAAGAAGGCAATATCATATGCGCCAAATGGGATGAAGAATGTAATAAAGTCTATTACTGAAGGGCACGATTTCAGCACTTTTTTAGCAGCAGACAATTGGAAAAAAACTAAAACCGCTAGATGGGTTATTGGATGCTCTTTAGATGATGTTAATTCTGTTTCAACCATTCTTGGGGTGCAGAAGAAAACTGCTGGTAATAGAAAAATAGTTGACTATGATACCACCGATGGTTGGAAGATAAGGTTTAGGGAAACTCAAAAGAAAGTTGGTGGCAGGGCACCTGATGCAAAAACTACTGCCATGCAAGAAAAAGGATCTGCTTATATTTTTGAGAAAGCATTAGAAAAAAATTCTCCTTGGCCAACTGAGAAGGCACTGTCTGACGATCGGAGAGTTATGGAAGGTCTCAGAGAAATTTATCCTGATGTTGATGATGATTGGATATCAAACTATTGGAAACAGCATAAGGTTATCTTAAGAGAATTTGGTAATGGTGCAGCACATAAATTTGATCACAGTGGAAATGGATCTTTCATGGATTTTATCACTGATCTTGTTAGAACCAATTTTGGTGTAAGTAAAAAAGATAACTGGAACCCTGCTGATATTTGGATGATCAAAGGGAACAAACAAAAGATTATAAAAAAGTTTGAGGAGACTACTTTCGGTAGCAAAGATTCGCAGACCATTCAACAATTAAATGCTTTGATGCGTGGGATGTATAAATCGAGAACACTTGTTGGTATTTCTCTTAAAAAGATATCTGGAAAAGAAGCAAAATGGGAAGAGTATAATATCGAAAAACTCTCCCTGGATGAAATTGATGAGTACAAATATACTGATATTAATTTTCTAATTGATTTTAGTGAAAATATGAATCAAGACACAACTGTATTTTTAAAGCAGTCTAGTGGAAAGGGATATAAGTTTCAGATCAAAGCAAATACTTCTACTGAGTTTAGTAATCTAAAATGGGAATCTACACCAATTGGAGCATCTGCTGCTAGAGGTGGAAAGGCTCAGGTTGATTATGTTGTCTCTTTGATGAAAGATAATGGAGAAACGTTTGATAAATCTAATTCTAGTTATCCAAAAGAATTGAGTGATTTTGTCTCGAATATTGATTCGTATAAAAGGATGTTTAATAATGTGAATGGTGATTCTAATATAAAAACCAATTGTAATAATGCTACTGATTTTGCAAAAAATGTAGAAAACTTATTTCTCTCTGGAAAACCACATGTTGCAAACACAAAGTTAATGCAACTTACATTTTTAAATCAAGTTCTTAATTTTAAATCAAACAATAAAAAATATACAGAATTTTGGACTGATATGGTATTTCTTTCTATCAAGAAAGGTGATCGTTTTGGACCTTTTGGAAAACTTTACTAATATGAAACAC